CCCGAAGGGCCCCCGGCACTGATACACTCCATAAACACAACGAAAGTGATGTAGAATGGTCATTGTACACAAGAGCGAGACTTTTGGCCCTCACGGGTACAAAAGTCGTAGCTCTGCCAATGTTCCATTCACTTCTAAGGTATGGTCAGTCGAATCGTTCGCAGACATGGTTTCATCTGCGAATTATCCGTTGAACACGGAGATCGACGACGGGTCGCCTTGGCTTATGGAGAAATCATCTCACAAGATAATTTCTTCAGAACTAAAGCATATCCGTTATGAAGGACCATTTACTGTTACGGGCCCGAGGAGTGGGTGGACAGGCTACAGCCTAGATCCCCACGCTTCGGATAGTTCCATGAACAGTAGCGGAACAACAGCGATTGCTCGCTGTGCTCCGACCTCTCCAGATAACACCTTTGGCTCTTCGCTATTGGAGTTCGCTGGTGAAAGAAGGCTACCCGCAATAACCGGCATCCATTTATGGAAAGAGAGAGCACGCTTCTTCAAGTCTCTTGGAGGAGAGTATCTCAATCTTGAGTTTGGATGGAAACCCTTCATCTCTGATGTAAGGGCTGTTTTCAAAACCATCCACTCTTCTGCCGATCATTGGGAGTCGTACCGTAAAGGTTCGACTCACAAGACGCGGGTTGGCTATCACTTTGACGAAGGAAAAACCACACAGGCATACGGGTTCCCAGCTCCAACGCTGATGCAACCCTACCCGTCTGATGTTCCTTTGTTCCCAAGTGGACATTTCATCGAGTCCAAAACCACGAATTTGTGGTTTAAAGGGGCATTTAAGTACTATGTCCCGGATCCGAATGGTGGCTTCTCCGAAAGGATGAGCTACTATAAGTCCAAAGCAGCTAAGAACCTTGGTTTCCGGTTTTCTCCGGAGACATTTTGGAACGCTGCACCTTGGAGTTGGGCCATCGATTGGTTCGCCAATACCGGAGATATGCTTCAAGCTATAAGCAATCTCGGCACGGATGGCACGGTGATGCAATATGGGTATGTGATGTCGGAGAACCGGATAATCCGGACCTCCTTCGTCCCTTCCCAATTCGGTGGCAGTGGGCTTAACGCCTACTATCTCACCGCTGGAATGCGCGAAACCGACTATCGTCGGTGCAAACGCCTTCCAGGCACGCCATATGGCTTCGGTGTCACCTGGGACTCGTTTTCGAGTACCCAGCTCGCTGTGATGGCTGCCCTCGGAATCTCGAGGAAATAAGCAGGCACACACACCGCCCCCGTCATCAAATGTGACGGGCTCAAGGTCGTGAATACGACCCCAACGGTGAGCTTAATGCTCATCCCTCAAGAAAGAGTTCCAACATGGCATTCGCCGATCCGCAGAGCCTCACCATTTCCGGTGTGGCTAACACCCTGCCCCGGATTTCTTCCGGGACAGGCACGGGTGTCTTCCAGAAGGATGACACTACCGTCAAGCTGTCCGTCAGCCACCAAAGTGGCCGACGGATTCGCCGTCAGATCCGTGTCGATTTCTCCAAGATCGCAGCCGACGTTTTTACGCCGACTGTGAATATCCGGCAGAACATGGCTGTCTACCTTCAGGTAGACATCCCAACTACCGGGTTCACCATCGCCGAGCAGAAGGCAGTTGCTGATGCGCTCATCGCGTATCTGACTGCCTCAAGCGGGGCGAAGGTCACCCAGCTTCTGGGTGGGGAGAACTGACACACACTGACGTCTCTGCGGCAAACCAACAAAGAAAGAGGTAACCATGACGATTCGTCGTCTACGTCACCACGATCTTTGCGAGCTCGTCGCAGAGGTTGTTGGTGTTGATTGGTACATCAAGGACCGCCTTCCACAGGCGTGCCTGGTGTGCGACTACACGGAAGGTCTCTCCGAGAAGGCCATCGCTAAGTGGATTCTTATCCAGGAAGCGCGGACCACCTTCGGGGAGCTCCTCAACGAAACTGTTGGGGACTTCCATGAGGTTCGCTCATCAGCAGGGTATAATTCCCTGCTTCAGCCTTTTTAGGCTGGTACCAATCCTTGCGGACTGTTGGACAGGATTGCCTACCCCCTAACAAATAGGAGGAGACATGAAAAGCCTGACAGCTCTTTGGAGAGTGGTGGCCGAAGAAATGGCCACCATTTGTTGTACCAGTGCCACTCTCGACTACAAAAAGCTCGAGAGTCGCACAGAACACGAGAGCCTATCGTTTCTAACGATAACTCTTCCTGGTCTTGGTAAAGATTTCGAAAGAGGTCTCGAACAAGGCTACGTTGAGAACAACGACTTCGCCGGGTTTAGCAAGCTCGGTCGTGGTCCCCTCCCAAAGTTCTTGGGGGGTTTCCTTTCTCAGGTGTTCTGTGCTGATTCTGGCATGTTACTTCAAGAACCCAACGTGGATTGCATCTTTGCGGTCAGACAGCTTACGCTGATGTTCGCTAAGATCCTCGTCGACTGCTCGCAAGAGCGAGAGCGGGGCGCCATTGAGGCATACTTGAAGTGTGAGCAGGAGATGGCTAGCCGGAGTTTGATAGACACGATTGACTTCGATATGGAGTTTTCTCGTGTCTCCGGCTTGTTGTTTGCTGACGTGTTCGCCGCGATGGAGAAAGATCTCCAGAGTAACGGATTGCGTCCCAAACACGGCCCGGGCGCTACGGCTGATCGGCTTGTGGGAAACCACAAGTACGACCAGACGGAGTGGCCTGTTCGATTGAATGAGAGTTTTCCTCTTGAGGATTACCTCATTCCGAACTACAAGTACGATTATGTACTTCAGGACCGTATCCAACTCCTCGAACCTGGAGCAGAACGACCCGTTCGGGTCATCACTGTTCCTAAGACGCTAAAAACACCCCGAATCATCGCCGTTGAGCCAACCTGCATGCAGTATGCACAGCAGGCTCTGCTCGAAGGCTTTGTTCAGTATCTCGAGAGCGAAAGAATAGCGGGAAACACCCGCGAAAACCTCGCTTACGGGATGATCGGCTTTACGGATCAGCTCCCTAATAGGATGCTGGCCCAACAAGGATCCCTTGCTGGGGATTTGGCTACACTTGATCTAAGTGAAGCTTCCGATCGTGTTTCTACAAAGCATGTAGCTGCCTTGACTAGAAGATTTCCAGTGCTTAGAAAAGCACTCTTCGACTCAAGATCAACGAAGGCTTTGGTGCCTGGCGCAGGGGAGATCCCCCTTGCCAAGTTTGCGTCTATGGGTTCAGCCACCTGTTTCCCAGTTGAAGCGATGGTGTTTTTAACCACCGTGATGCTTGGGTATCAGGACTGGCTTAACAGGCCAATCACGCGTAGAGATATCCTTTCTCTTCGTGGTAAGGTACGCGTGTATGGGGATGACATTATTGTCCCTGTATACTTGGTGCATTTCGTGATGCGGCGACTCGAGCTTTATGGCTTTAGAGTCAATGCCAACAAGAGCTTCTGGAATGGCAAATTCCGGGAGTCTTGTGGGGGAGATTACTACCATGGCGAGGACGTAACACCTGTCCGCGTTCGTAGAATCATGCCCCAGTCACGAAGTGATGTTTCAGAGATGATCAGCCTTGTGGAGCTCCGCAACCTTTTCTATCAAAGAGGGTTGTGGAAAACCGCGGGCTACCTGGATGGGAGAATCATTCCTCTTTTGAGGTACTTCCCCCCTGTCCATGCTGCATCTCCTGCGCTAGGTCGACTCACTTATCTCCCTGTCGAAGGGGAGAGAATGTGTCGCGACCTGCATAGGCCTTTGATTCGGGCCTATCAGATCAAGTCCAACCCTCCTGATTCAAAAATCAGTGGGGAAGGAGCCTTGCTCAAGTGTTTGCTTAAGCGCGGCACCCAGCCGTTTGCAGACAGCCAACATCTGGAACGTCAGGGACGTCCCTCAGTCGTCCGACTGAAACTGAGGTGGATGACTCCCTATTAAATATAGGGAGTTTACGCCCGGTTGACAAAGTCAACTAGGACAGTGTGCGAACACACTGTGCTGCCGCAAGGCAGCCGTGGTCCTTAGCCGTAGGGTTGTATTACCTACGTACTCCTAGCACGAGCCACACACTCGTTTACACCCCTCTGACGAGGAGTAACGAGAGTGAGGCCGAG